TAAACCTCAAAAGGTATTTGAACTTTGTTGCAGAACCAGATTAGATTGTAAAGTTGTTTGATGGTATCTAACATCTCACGAGACATTGAACCAGACCAATCTAGAACAAATATTAATCCATGATTCTTACCATCTGGAACGATAGAAACTTTCTTGAATAGATCTTCGTTATATTTGTAAGTATGTAATTTACTTGTATTAAGAATACCAGTGCGACTTGTAGTGGCACGAGCATAGGCACCTGCAGACTTCTTCATCTCAAATTCTTTAACAAGATAGTTGACTTCTTTCTGTGCTTCTTTCTTGAACTTAAAGAACTCTATGTCTGCTTCTGCCATAACCTTGACGGATTCTTGCAAACTATACAATGCCCAATCTCTCTCACTACCTTCGGGTATCTTACTTTTCTCCTCAAAGTCCTTACGAGTGCATGCGAAGTGAGCATCACATATTCCATGAATAACATCATTGTCAATAATGATTTGATCGGTATCAACATCAGGTATTTCTAGATAATGATTCTCAATACCGTCCATAACTGCAAGACTCTTTAATGCTCTCTCAAGACTTTCAGCAGTCTCGGCAATTTCAGATTCACCAGTTCCCATTTGAATACCACCACTACTACGTCCTTCTGGTATAACTTGATGACTCTCAACATCAGAACCATCTTCATCAGGTTCAGTTGGGTTACCATCTTCATCATACATATCATCTCTTACATCTTCGAGTTCTGCTCCTGATCCACCACCACTTTGACCATC